GCCACAGCCCCAGCCACTTCCATCGCCACTGCCACTGCCACAGCCACTGCCACATCCATCGCCACTGCCAATGCCACAGCCCCTGCCACCGCCCCTGCCACTTCTATCGCCCCAGCCACTGCCAATCCCACCGCTCCTGCCACTTCCATCGCCACAGCCACAGCCATCAATCATTAAATCACCTCACTCCAGCCTTCGCCGCTGCCACTGCCACCGCCCCTGCCACAGCCATCGCCCCAGCCACTTCCATCGCCACAGCCACAGCCACTTCCATCGCCACAGCCCCAGCCACTTCCATCGCCACAGCCCCGGCCACTGCCACAGCCCCAGCCATCAATCATGACTAGTTCGTCCAATTTTGAATGGACTCGTATGCCTCTTTTGTCATTTCAGCCAACTCTAGCCCAGATGGGTTGACGATCGTAACTGATTTTAAACGTGCCCCGATGCTGTGCCCACCATTTGGCTTTAGACCGTTCGCTGCGATGTCGCTAATTGAACCCGACTTATCTCGGGTGTAAACCCTCCATAACCGATATGCATTTTTCAAAGTAACGGTTTGTGTTGTGGCATCGAATTCCGTCACCATTCCTGCGTGAACTCCAGCGACGTTGGCACGAACAATTACCAATTTCCCTACCATACTGTTTTTCATTTTCATTTCTCCTTCTTTGTTTGTTTGTTGTAATGAACACTAATTATTGGCAAGAACATACACGAAAATAATACGGTTTCAACAATTCAAGTATTAGGAATTTTTCACTTTACTTGGAAATTTAAATACACCCGATCGCGGACAATTGTTTGTTTATCTTAAATTTCTGAGAACTCTGGTTTTATACTTCTTTTTTTCTTCCATCTTCCGCTCTTTTTTTTTCTTCGCTCTCTGCTTAATCGCCGCTCTGCTTTATCTTAAATCCTCTGTTTTCCTTTCGGTTTAGATCTTTGCTTTAGACGCAAGAATCCTAACAAGGAATCGCAATAAAAAAATTACTGCATTTCCAAGTTAGGTCTGTGCGTCTTAATCCTTCTCTTTTCCTTTTCGGATGAGTCTTTGTCGACGCATGGGTGGTTGCACATCAACCATCCACACTCAGAGGCTATCAAGCGGTTAGTGCCGCTCACAGATCCACGCCCTCCGAGATCTTGGTTTTTACTCCAAGAGAACCCTAACGTGTGCGGCTTTGATCCGTGCCCGGTAGCCGCCAATAATTTAAGAGCCGCTAGTTTACCCTGCCTCTTAAATTTAATTTCTATGTTGACTTCATATAACCGTAGTTGTTATAGTGGATGTCGAACACAATGAAATTCATCCTATCCGGGGCGAGATTAAAAGTCAAACCCCGGATACGGCCTAAATTAAAATATTTCTTTTGATTCTTCTTCTGCATTCGCTGCATTATCTATCACCTGTCTAAACTCATTCCACTCTTCGTCAGACATTTCTCCAGCGATTCTGCGCTTTATTGCATTGATTCTATACTGCACTTCTTCTGGGTTGTTTTGTGCATTCCAAAACTCGTCCGACTCTTTCCGTGATTTATCCTTTTCTCGTTTGTTATTTATTTCTCTTTGCTCTGCGACAATCAACAATAGCTCAGAAATAGTCGGGGCAAACTTGTGTTTTCTTATTGCGGAATTTATAACTAACTTGGCGGTATCATTAGATAAACCAATCATTTCTTCCCATAATATCTTAGCCCGTTCGGTGTTATAATACCCATTAAACGACCCGTTTAATTGGCTTATGAGCGATTTAAATTCGTTGGGTGTCATTAGAATATGTCCCCCCATGAAATAGTGTCTCTATTGTCAGAATAAGACCCCTCAGAAACCTTTACATGGGTGTCTGGTCGAATAAAGAAATCGAATGTTGCTACCCACCCACTTCTGCTGCGGCCCGACAGAAACTTGCTTTCAGACATTTTTTTTACAATGTCGATCCAATATGCCTGGTCAGGGAACTCTTTCCACCTTGCCCTGCATTGTTTCATTCTATTTTCTGTTAGAAGTTTTATCTTTGGGAGTGACCCACAGTTATTATTCCATATAGTCATCAGACATGAAGCGTCGTGTGACGGTTTTTCTGTGTCTTTATTATCCATATATGAACCCCCTATCGAACAGCACGAATTGCATCGTCTAGTTTCTTACCCTCTTGATGAATAATCTCGCAGAAAACCCACGGACTTCTAATTATTTCAAAATACTCCAGTGTGAACCGAAGCAAGGCAACATCCATGGCAACGGCAATGGCCAACAACACACAGATAATATACGTCCTCACGGTGCCAATCCCCTCCTATTGTTTGAACAATACATTTTCGTTCTCATCCTGCTTTCAACGGGAGACAATGGACTATTCTTAGAATGATACATGTAGTGTCCGCAGTCTGGGCATTGTTCTGTTCCATAGCTACAGATTTTTTGAGCGAAGTAAGCGGTCTTCTGTCCAATAGATTCGGCATATTTTCTACAGCAAAAACTCGATGTGCAATAGGATTTGTATTCCGATCTCTTCATGGCTAGAAATTTCTTTCTATGTTCTGCCCCTCTAGTTTCACACTCAGATACTCGGCATCAAACTCCTTCGCTCGAATTTCAAGAGTCCTTTTGTGATGCAGATAATCCGCATGTGCCCTCTTCAATCCTTCGGAGAATGTCTGCCAGTCCTCATGAACATACACATTGGCCTCTCTCTCAGAGATGTTTTTCCCATCGGACCTTAGAAACAACAATGAATAAGTTGGCTTTTCACTTGCCTCAAGGATGAAGAACTTCTCTTCGATTTTCTTAAGTGCATCGATGTGGTTTTGCCAACGCCTTAATGATTCTCTTAGCCTGGAGTCCATCGAGTCATTTCTAAAATTCATCTCGATATTCCTCTTCACTAAACCCACAGGAAACAGGAAGCTCTTTTTGCTTCCGACCAGAAAGGTTTTGAAGTTCAACGGAAGCGAGAGCCGATAACTGGGCATCACTCAGATTTCCATTCGGTACAGGCACAACTGAGTATGTTGTTTCTTTCCCCGATCCAATTCGTGAAACCTTCATAACGTGGTTTTCGATTTCATATCCAGCACCCTGTAATGACCTAAGCGAATCGTAAAACATAAACCCTTGTTCAAACGTCTTCGCAACGTATGCACCGTTTTCTTTTACAATTGCGTTGAGCTTGAATCGGAATGAAGATTTATCCCCATCTTCGCATAGTGGGCATGAAGACTCGTTACAATCGAAAGACTTACCGCCCTTCCAGTGGATTCTATACTCAACCGGATCTCCACGGAAGACCACGTTAACGCTTTCACCTGGGTTGATTTTTAAATACTTCCCTCCCGACGCCTGTTTTTCTTTATCATTGAATTTCATTTTTCATTCTCCTTCTTTGTTTGATATGGCCTAGCACCGTATAATGCACAGCGAAAAGATTTACAGTCTCTTATTCTTTCTTTAATTGTTGACACATTAGACATAGTATTTGGGCTTTCCATTCTTAAACTCAAGCTTCGCGTTTGGGTGACACCTCAGCGTGTAAGGACAGTAACCACAACGCCAGTTTAGAACTGCCCTTCCCGTTGGCTTGTTTCTAAATGTCTCGCTTTGAATCATGTTCGGAGTCTTCGGCTCATCATTCTGGTTTGATACAACATACTCGGTCGAGACCTTATCTAAAATGCTTTTATCAAATGGATAGATCTTATCCCATATGTTCCCAGTGTTTTTCTTCATATAGAAAAAGCGAACGTCTTTAGCGCCTAGTCGCATCGCCTTATCAGTCGAAAGGTTAACCATAGCTTGCTTGAGATAGTCCCCAGGCCCAGACTCTTTAAATTCTTCATAGCCATAATCAGCAGCAGACTTAACCTCAATCAACTCCCATGCACCGTCAGAGTTTCGCTTGCCCCATCCGTCGGCATGAGCAGATATCTTTATCCCCTGAAGCACAGCGAATGTTGTCTCCTGCTCGTGCATCATTATTTTTTTCCCACCCTGAACAGTGAATGATCCGATCTCTTTTCCAAAGTCAACTTCACTGTATAACTTTCCTGGTCCAACGCAACCATTGGCGATAAAGTATTTAACGGTGTGCTCAGTGAGATCCCCGAGCATGAAGTTAAGGATCTTCCTTGGAGTTAGCTTCTCACCCTCAAATCCATTTCCCTGAAACCATCTGCGCTTAAAGCACATATTTGCAGCCGACGCACGATTGATGTTGGTGTCCTTTTCTTTTCTTGATAGGTACTCATCGACAAACTGATAAATCTGATGCGTCGCCGTTGGAACCATCTCATTGTCATAAGAACTTATAAGATCTTCACTCATTTTACGCTCCTATTCCAGGGCTGGTTTCGTGTTCGTCTGTTGATTCTTCTTTGTTATTGGGGATTTGACCGCTCAATATAATGTTAATTTCTGATAACAACTTATTAAACTTGTCTAAACTTTTATGCATCTCTTCTAGCTCTTTTGAAATTCCAATCAAGTCACTCATTCTTTCCTCCATCCCATGTGCCAATTTTTGCTAAGTAGTCATCTGGCTCTATCGGGCCAAACATCTCTCTATAATACTTTTCTTCTAGTTCAAGCATTCCACAATGAAGAATCCTGGCAGCACCAGAAAAACCAGTGGGTCTGTTGTGCTCACGAACCCAGTTGCGGATAACGTAAAAAAGATGCGGATCGCACAGGATCTTGTCAGACAAAATCTCAATCTCATTTTCTGTTAGCTGTCGCATGACGACGCTTTTACGACAAAAAAAAACGAAGTCAACGGATTTAATATTAGGAGTTGATTGTTTAAATAATGAGAGTAGTGTTATTTTTTTAAAACATTTCAATATTAACGAATAGAAAGGAGATACCATGAAAAAGAAAGCAAAAGGCAAGAAAAAGGCTAAGTATTAATTTTGTTCGTGCTCTAATGGACCATTGACTATGCAAAAAGTTCGTGGTCCTTTTTATTTTATGAAATACAAAGCAACAAAAAAAATGCACAACGGGATTTCGTTTTCATCAAAGCTTGAAGCAAGCGTTTACGATTTGCTTAGGCTGAGAGAAAAGTCCGGAGAAATAGAAGACATAAGGTGCCAGCACACAGTCTATCTCACCGATGCCCGGATAGCATACATCGTTGATTTTTCGGCACTCATAAGCGGCAGCAACGATCGGATTTATATTGAAGCAAAGGGATATGAAACAGCGGTCTGGAGAATCAAGCGCCGCCTCTGGATTAATTACGGTGTAGGACATCTTGAGATCTGGAAGGGCAGCTATACAAAACCATTTCTATCTGAGACAATCATTCCTGTACCACGGAAGGTCGATGCTGAAAGCATGGCCCATGGACGGGTCACTTGCTAAACGGAATCCACATCGGCAATGACCCATTGTTAACCACTACCAGGCATCCCAGAACAGGCTTTAAACGTGCTTTATCCCCATACTTGAAGGCATAGGCTTGGGTGTCTATTAAAGACCCCGCAGCGGCACCCCAAACGCGTCTATTGATGTCCAGATTCATGACCTCAACTCCCGCAATTGAATGAAAATGCCCGATCGCGGTAGACATTCCGTTATGCATAGCGGCCATGATGTGTGGTGTTCTACTCCCAAATCTGTCCCCATGCTCAACCCTAAACGGATGCTTTGCTTTTACTGTCCAGTGTTGTTGCCAGATCCACCCTTTTGGTGACTTTATTATGTCAGTGTAGAGCCTCATCATCTGAGATGGTATTCCTGCATCAAAAAACCTTCTCTTCCACCTGTCGCCGTGGTTTGAATTGCATAATTTCATCTCTGGGAAAAGTTCATACCACTTCCGCAGTCTTCCGATGGCCGCTTCTATTTCTTGATTTGGAGTATGAGGGTAATCCGCGCCTTTCGGATATGCTCCACCGTGGAACTGGTCCGCCTCGTCGCCGGTATGGTAACAGTTTTCATCAGGAATCTTATAATGTTTCTTCAGCCTGAAGCAAAACCTTTCCGATTCCTCAAGCCCATAGGGTTCTTGATTGTCCGAGACAATTAGATACCGATCGTCCATCGTGTCACCTTGCGTCTTGTGTTTGTTTAGTCTTGTGAAACAATTTCAATATGACCATTGTATCAAAAGGGTATCGGTACAAAAAAGCACCCTGGAAGAACAAAGGAAAAAAAATTCGCCGTTCGTGTCTTGGTCCAGATTGTAATAAAGTATTTTTTACACTGTCAAAATTTATTCGCATTTGTGATAAATGCAAAACGCTAGAGGTATTTAGGTTTGGAACAGATCCAGAAACTTCAACTCCCCTATGACATAACCCTTTCTGATAAAGAATGGGAACAAGTGCGGGCACTCGCTAGGGTTGTGTTCGATAAAGGAGAGTTTAGCACAGACCATATGAAGTGCTATATTTGCGCGTTCCTTATCTTCCTGCAACAAAGCGAGCTTCTTTATAATCATGATGACGTATCAAAAAGCGTTCACTAAATTCTTAGCTTGTCTGCATGAACAAACTGAGAAGAATCAACAGGTATCTGAATATGAAAGTGGTGTGGGGCACCGTTGAAGCTATGCCATATTACGCACTTTTTGCCGTCTTTTCTCGCGTATTTTATGTTTAAAAAGCTAACTATAAACTCTCGATCCTCTTTGCTGTAAAGATAATTACCGCCGCACTCATCGCGGAAATCAACAGCGCGTCCGTCTGGGTGTACCCCTGACTCTCCCTCCACAGGATCAGTAACACGAGTAACAACACACTCAACGCCAAACACTTTAGAAAGCCATTCAAAGTCATAGGCGATTCTCTTAAGCTCTTTTGGAGTATTATACAATTGTTTTTCCATATTAGGTGATTTAAATATCATCTAAATTCCCCCATGGTTTTTATGATCCTCTTCATCTCATATGTGCATTTTTTTCCAAGAAGTCTGCACGCCTGCTCAAGCGCCGTTTTCTCTTTGTTGAAATCATCTGCGCTTTCACAAATAGCCCCACCTCTTTCTGTGTTTGGTTCGAGGAAATAAACATATTCAACGGCATTCATTTCGCTAGTTTCTCCAGTAAGTGTTTCGGCACATATTGCCCCGTCAACAAGAGATCCTGATACCGCACACTTCTTGGTGTTTGGTATCTCAACGTGAACACACCCGAAGAACAGGATAAACCACATTAAGATAGCTATATATCGCATCATGTTGCACCAAACCTAACGAATCGAGAAAGAGCTATTTTAGCGTTTTCTTTCGCTGTTAAGAATTCTTTAGAATCATGACCGTGTTTTATTGAAATGATCTTTAGAGTTACAAATGCCTTATTGTACGCGTCCTGGTGGGCTTTGTTTACTAGCACAATAGCCTCTAAATCAACTGTCATCCTAAGAAACTCGAACAGCTTGTTGGATATAAGAAATGTCAGTGATGTTATAATTGAATTTAAAGGCCACACCGAAAGGTATGGTGCGCTTGTAAAAAGCGCCGCTAGGCCAACGCTTAAAAGGTTATCCCAAACGAGAGCCTTAAAGATATCCTCTGCTTTTGTTAATGACTGATAAGATGAGTCAGTCATCTTTATTAAACCAATATAGGATGAGCCACCGCAAAAAAAACAGAGGCACGATGATTAATGCGTAAAAAAGCAAAAACTTTCCGAAGTCAATCCATGCTTCGGCAAGCATTTATTTGCCCAATAACGCGGCCTTGATGACCCCAATCACAGCATCGTCAATCTGCCCAGGAATTGCTTTGGCGATTGCATCAAGAACGGCCTCCGCTCCAACCTTCACTTGGAGTCCGGCGCTCCCGTATGGAAGTCCAGCCTCAACAAGAACACATAAGCATCCACCCTTAAACTCAACATCATACTTTCCAACTGACCCGATGTTTCCTTCAACTATTTCCTTTTCCATTTTTATACCCCCTTTTTATTATACCAGTCGAAAATGATCCCAATGACCAGCCCGACGAAAGATCCAACTGCACCAGCAAAAAACCCAGCCCACTTAAAATCCCGTCTTAAAATTCCAATTTGCCTAGAATGACTATAGCACATGGTGTTTTTTTCTTTCATGTCATTTTTAATTTCTGAAATGTCCGACTTAATTGACTTGATCCCCTCTTCAATCCTGGCAAGCTTCACCATTGTCTTTTCCATTAGATTGCTCCAAGACCAGTTGATGATGGTGTAATTGCGGTTGTCGTTCTTGCCAATACAAGCTTAAGACTCGCCTTCTGTCCGCTTTTTGAAAGGGCAGTATATCGATACCTTATGTTACTCAAAGCAAGGGTGTCCTGGTAGTTGCCTCCGTTGTAAAGAGATGAGATTTCTCCAGACGTAAAAAGAGTGTGATTTTTCCAGATTATCAGGTCAGCAACCTTTGTCGTCGACTGAGATGTTGCATCATCGCACACGTCAAAAGTATTCGTGTCGTTGTCAGGGGCACCTCCACCAGTTACAACAACCTCTCTCACTCCATTGAGCCATAAATACATATTTGTGTCGCCGGTTATTCTCTCAAGTACGACGTGATTCCACGAATTCGCAGTATATGAAAGCACCGAATCAACCGGACCATTTTGAAATAGCTGCAATTTGTTTGTTCCAGCGGCATCGTTCTGTGCAATGTAAAACCCGGTCGTTGCAAAGTCGCTCTTTGCTAGTATATAACTAAGATTGCTGTCAGAAGCAGCTAGATAAACCCAGAAAGAAACCGCAACATTTCCATCGTCTGCGTTTACTGGATGAGCATTTGCATCTGACATCTGAAAGTGGTTTGTGTCATTAAGACCAGGACCTCCTGCAAGCCTCCCGCCTAAGAATGTTCCACCGAACGGCGGGCTACCAGTAACCCCGAAATTTGGAAGCGAACCCCTTCTATTCAAAATCGCATTTGCCTGTGTGTCTGCTCCAAGAGCGTAATGACCTATGATTTTATCAATCTGTGGTAGTGTTGCTCCACCGATAAGCTGTATGCCGTCCGGGGAAGCATCCAAAGACAACGCAGAAAATACTTCTTTCGCTCCAGTTGAAACAGTTGAAAGACTAAGAGATGAAACGTGTCTCTTACAAATGATATCTCCAGCGAGAACATCTGGACCAGTAACATCAACAGTAAGCGTTAGCTGTGAAGAACCATAGGTCGAGTCAGCAGTCATCGCTTCTGATCTGATGTGCTCATAGGTCACCTTACCGTCATGATAGTGTGGCCTGAAGATATCAACTGTATCACCGTTCTTCATGTTAGCACTGTCATCCACAGGAGAATCAACGATAGCCGTACCAACGCCAAGGCTGTCAACGACGTATTTTTGAGATGCCACCATGTCAACGAATGCCGAATAGTTTTTAGTAGCACTCGCCTTGAATGCGTTCGATACTCGTTTAACCTGCGAAGTGGTGATCTCTCCAGCAGTAGCGTTAGTGCTTTCAAACCCGATTACTCCTCTGTCAGTGTATGTCCCGCTCCGCTTAACGAACGCTCTAGCTGCTACTGGATTGCTCGTCCCTGTGTGTGCACCTCCGACAAACGTATCGGCTATTGTCGCATCTAGTGTTAGAATTCCATCATATGATGTGTTGCTGGTCGCGAGAATAATCGAGTTTGAATTCGTTGTGTCAAATATCGTAAGCTCTTGCCCCAATAAACCAAGCTTCTCTGGCTCACTCATCGAGAAATAAATCCCATTAACTGCCAACGCCGTGATAGTTGTTCCGGCTGTGTTTGTCTCAACACCAAATTCCTGGTATCTGGAAAGCTGCGATGATGTCCACCCGGTTCCTGTCGCAGTTCCACCCGTGGAAACGTCAACAAAAATAAGATTCCAAGCGTTAAGTGTTAGTGCTGCTCCAGAATAATCAGTTGTCGTAGTCCACGTCCTATAGTTTCCAACGGCATCTGCGAAGATAGAGACGTAAACATTTTTAATGTCAGATGCGGCAGGGAGATATACCCAGAACCAAAGACGTGTATTTCCTCCAACACCCAGGTCTTGAGCACCCCTGTCGTATTTAACTCCAGATATTGCTCCAGCAGCAGTTTTATTCCAAGACAACGTGTATGCACCTACCTGCGGAGTGCCCACATTACCTAATGTATTTGAATTGGCACCCCTGGTCCCCGCTCCCCATCCAGTAGTAATGTTCGTGTTCTGTGTGTCTGGCTGTGAAAGCTTCATCACAACTGGATTCCACACAACACCAATTGTAGCGTCACTAGCGGTATACTGCTTAATAAGAGATCCTTTTATTGTGTCGATATAAGGCTCAAAAGCTCCAGACTCTCCTACAGAATAATCGAGAGGCTTTGTAAACACAGAGTATTTTTCATTCTCTTGTTTCTGTTGAAGCGTATCTATCGACGCGGTTCCTCCCAATGATGCAACAGAACTAGGTGGGCCGAACTTTATTATAGACCAGAAGTTAGACGGTGATGTTTCAGCGAAAAAGATTACTCCAGCAAACTGAACACCAAACGATAAAGACGTGTCGCCGTCAATGGTGTCTGTAGACGCGCGATTCACAGTTACGGTATTTGCAGTTGAGTCAGTTTTCTTGATGCAGACAGTGAATGGAATGGTGATGTCAAGATCTCCTATGCTTGGGAGCGTGATTACAACATTTCCATTCGTGCAATCAACACCGAGTATATATCCGCGCTCAACTCCAGTCATCGTTATCGGGGAGTCTGCAAAAACCTTTGACTGAACTTCAATTCCAAGCATCGTATGTGCTTGATAATATGCAACTGTGGCGTAATATTTTGCGCTCTTTTCTGAGTCATCAACTGTGTTTTCTCCATCAATATATGTCGCCCAGTCTTTCGCAGATCCACCTCCAGCCTGTCCCCTTGTTTGTGTTCCAATAGCATATTCTTTGCTTGAATAATCGACACCATCAACGTCTGTTGCAGTCTCTTGTGCCCAAGATTTTGCAGATCCACCAGTAGATGATTGGACCCCCTGAGCATACTCTTTGGAAGAATAATCAACCGAGTCCACAATCGCGTCCGTTTTGATTGCCCAGTCCTTACTCGACCCACCAGTTGAAGCCTGTGTTCCAATGGCGTGTTCCTTGGCACTGAAAGAAGTCCCGTCGACGGTCGATGCCGTTTCAATCGCCCACTCTTTTGCCGCACCCTTAGACGCAGTATCAGTTACTCCGGTTCCACCAATAGCCCAAGCCTTGCTTGAATAATCCGTTGCCTCAACGATTCCATCTGTCTTTTTAGCCCAGTCTTCTGCATTTCCTTCGGATACCAAAGCAGCGGCAGCAGATGCTGCAGCAGCCACAGAATATCCCTGTGCAAGTTCAATCTGTGATGCTGAAGGTCCAGCCTCAAAACCATCACCGGCGTCGTTCGTCATCAGAACAACATTCACCTCACCAACTAAGTCAGTTGGAAGTGCGGTGTCGAAACCGGCAGGGTCTTCTGTTTCAGGTAGTTTAATCGAGCGATCAATCTCATCTTGCTGTTGTTGAGCAATCATGATCACAGAATCAAGCGCGTCTTCATGCCCCTCTGGGTAAAAGTCTCCCTGATTTCTGATATCAAAATCCTGCAAGATATCTCGAACCCTGCGAATTACAATGGTGTAACCAGTTTTTAAATCACCATCTGCATCAAGCCATGCTTGAGCGGAGTTAACGAGAACAACATTACCGCCAGAGTTGGCCCCAACTCCAGTCACCGTGTAGTCAGTCGTCTTTGTAAGCGTGGTTTCAATTGGGGTTGTTGCGGTATCCCTAACCGTAACGGTTAAATCATCCTCATCGAAGATCCTAAATGTGTATGCGTATGTGTCAACAGATCCGTTCCCGGTATAGCTAACCCTATTCGTGGCCGATGCTATTGTCATTTGAAATCCCCTTTGCTAAATTGTATCACTGTTTCTTTCCTTTTCCAGTAATAAGACCTCTAGTTAAATCAATAGGACCAGTTGGTGGCTCAACCCTGTCTTCCTTAATGTCGAGAGCATAACCAATTGGTTTGCCAAGTACACGAACAGGTATTCCAGTTGCTAAGCTAATAGCTGTTAAAGAATCGGTTACAGCCCTTGAAGATCTGGCGTCTTCATTCGTCGCTGAATTATACAGCGAAAACGGTAAACCAGCCGCACTCTCAAGAGCACTAACAGCAGGAGATAATGATATTTTATCGTCATACGGCTTTGCGTTAAACCTGTTGATTCCGCTCTGGATAACGGGTCCACCCGGAAACATTGCCGTCGCATATCTTATTTGAGATCCGAAAAATATCTTTATGAAGTCATCAAGGTATTCCTCGTCGTCATCCTCGTCAAAACCAGATCCGCTTGCTGCAATAAATAGAAGATCGCCCAACACAGCTGGCGTCATAAACCCAAAAACATAGATGTAAAAAAGACGACCAGCACCCTTCTTAACTCCCATGTCACGAACTGTCTTATAAAATTCGCTCCCGAGAAGATTGGCTTGTGTATTAAAATATGTATAAAACATCGAGAACAATCTTTGAAAATGACTTCCAGATTCAAACCGTGAAATATCTTCAGAGTTAAATGATGCCTGAGTAAGTCTGACAGCAGAGTCGGCATCTCTTATTGAATCTTTCTCGCTTCTTCCATTGGCAATGGCCTGGTCATAAGCGCCAAGCCAAACAACATTATCAACCATATTTTGAACGTGTTGCTGCAAAATATAGCCATTCTTATCGGAAAAATCCTTGAGCTTTTCATATTTGCTTGGATTCAGGATTATTTCATCGATTCCTTTTTGGACCTCCATTACCTGATTGTCTGTTCTATACTTCATAAAAACAGACTTTTCCTGAATTATTTTTGATGTTTCTTTTGGAGACTTCGTAAAGTTCAACATAGAGTTTCTTAGATAGCGAGGCTTAACTTTTAATGCAGCAACAGAAAACCCAAGAAACTGCTGAAGCGTATTGACAACATTTCCAGCCATCGTTGCAAGACCCGTTCTCGTTCTTAACGCCCTAGCAATATTGTCCACATATCTGTTCTTGCTCGGGACAGCACTTACCTGCTGAGCTGTTCTTTGTAGCCACGGGATCAGCATACCATTAACAATCTCTGGATCGAGCGCTGCCATCGCCTCCCTAAACTCGCCGTCCATTATTATTCTTCCAACTTCTTTTACTGCTGGCTCAATCTTTACAAACTTTGAAACCTTGTTTATATGCATCGGGACAAGTCTAAGATCCATCAATAGAGGTCTGTTGTATCCCTCGACTCGTGATTTAGTAAATCCTCTTCCGGCTGTTGGAAACATAAAAGAGTTGTCTAACTTTTCAACAAGTTCTCTTTCTTCTTTTACGGTTGAGTCGCTGCTTATTACGTTTGAGTCTACAACCGCAGGGACATAGCCGCCTTTGAATGTTCCAAGCTTATTCGTTAAAGCATTTGCGGTTATCTCATTAAAGTAATGACCATATAGTTGCTTATGAACCTTCTGCGCCTCTGGCTTTATCTCTTCAAACAGATCCCACACGGATTGCGTAAAATCAAAATCTGCTTTGTTTAGAACCCCGGTCCGAATCATTCTATTGATAAAGTTGTTCCACCTTGTAGAGTCAATGGTTCCATCTTCATTTAGTGTTGCCCATTTTCTCCCCAAAAGAAGCTTCGCAAAGTTGCTTTCATTTCCAGTGTGGAGCAACGCACCCAATAGTTGAGCCTTGTCTGTGAATGTGTAACCCAGTTCATCAGAGCGTATTTTTTCATATGTGAGATTGCTTTTATGCTTTTCTAGCAGAGACAAATACTTTTTGATGTAGTTGGCTTTCATCTCGCGGTACTGGTTTACTCCATCAGAAACAGGATTCCAAACGTATTTTATAAACTCTGGCCCCATCGCATCTGCCCAAGACTCAGCTTTTCTAAGACCAGAACCAATGCTTAATACTGCTAGATGCGAGCCCTCCCAAAAACCGATTTCTTTTTTCTTTCCGTATTCAATTGGATTTTTTGTTAACTCAAAAATTCTTTCAATAAGTGTATTTTTAACGACCTCTTTCTGCACCTTCGTTTCATCAATTGTCATTTGTCTGCTGCTCTTTGATATCTCCCAAAGAGCATCAACAGTATTCTTAAGGTCTAAAAACTCATCGTATAGAAGCTCCCTGATTGGAGCTTTGTTTGCTGTCGCCATCTGAACGAGTCGAATCATCGTTTCATAGGTGTCGTAGTCATATCTCTTGACAGGATCTAAATACATCTCTGGAGTTTTTTCAGTTACTCCAACCCCGTGATGAGCGAGAACTGCCCTTGCAGAGTTTACGAAATCCATGTCTCTCGTCTTGGCAAGATCCTCATCTTTTCGGTAAAGCTTCTTAAACTTCTCCATTGACTTTTTGTAAGTTTCTTTTGCCTCTAGTGCCGCTCGATACATCTCGTTATTAAGAAGTTCTTTCTGCTTCGCATTGAATGCGCCGTCAACATCACCCTTCATCAACAGTTCGGCCGCAAGTTTAGATGACTTTCTTTCCGCAAGAAGATAATCGTGCGGCTTAATGTTCTCGACCGATCTCCTGCCGATAATCTTTTTGGCCTGTTCTCTTACTTCTGCTCTTGTTGGAACGCGCCTGGCAACTCGTCTTACAACCTCTTTGAGTGCAGGGAATTGTTCGCTTGCAAGATACTCAAGTTCAAGCCTTAGCATGTCGGATCGCTTTTCGTTGTGTAAGTTTTCCAGCGCAACATCGTCAAGCTCTGGACTTTGAAGGAGATCAGGAAAGCTCTCCTGCATCCTTTGTTTGGTTTGAGTCTCAACGAAAACATCTTTGGGTGGAGTATTTACTATCTGAGTCACAAGCTCGTCACCGTCTACATATCCAAGAAGTTCTGCCGCGACGTTCATGTCAATCCCGCCGTCTTTTGCTTTTAGAGTCGTACCTCTTGGCATCTTCTTTAGAAACTCTTTACCGTATGCCAGAGCAATTGACTCCTTAGATATCTTGATCTGTTCAAAGTCTTTTGGGAGCGGTCTTCCGTCTGCGTATTGCTGCTTTTGAATGTGGGCAATGGCCTTATAGATCTTCATCTCGTTCGCTGCTGCTTCGACTTCTTTTTCAATACGATCGTATTCTTTATTGTACTGCTCTGACTGTGCTCTCTTTAGATCTTTCATCAAGGATGTTCTTAGAATGTCCTTAGAATATTCAAGAGCCTCGTCTTGTGCCTTTAGCCATTTTTTAACTGACGCCTCTGACATTCCAAGGAATCGTGGATCTCCGAATAGAGGAACCATTCCGGATGATTCACTTGCATTTGTTATCTCGTCTTCAGATGCCACGAGCCTATCGAACACTCCGCGCACTTCATCAGTTAACTCAACATTAAGGTTCTTAAGATCTCGATACACAGATATCAACCAAACCTTAAATCTAGCAAACGCATCTCTAAGTCCCTGACTTGGTGCTTTTCCTTCCATCAGATAGGACAAAAAAGTATCAGCAAACTTTTCGTGATGTTCTGTTTTTATTTGATCTTTCGACTCAACTCCTAAGTGCTTCAGGATAGTCTCGAAATCTTTCTTGATGTTTTCGGGTGCGTTCTCTTGAGACGCGATATCTCCAAGAACCTCTAAATAAAAGTGACCTGTTTCATGAAGGAACGTCGAAGGATTTGATCCTTTAAGAAGCTCGATATCCATCGTCTTATTCGTTCCATCTGCGCTGATTACGATCCTACCGAGAGGCCCTTCTTCTCCTGGTTGAAACAAAGACATGCCCTCACCAAGAACAGAGTCGCGCAGGGATTGAGTGATGGGCATTGAGTGAACTTTTATTGTGTCAAATGGAGATTCTTGGAAGTCTCTATTATCTGATATTACTCCTTCTATAGAAGTCTCGATTACCTTCGCATCGAACTTTTTCCCGAACTTCTTCAGGAAGTCGGGTATCATCTTGTCATAGAATACCTTCATCCCCCAGCCGCCGACTTTGAGATCTTTACCAGAAATAGACCTCATTGGCACGCCAAGGTCCGAGTCTCTTTGTTTCGGAGCCTCTAATAGTTTTAAATATGCGTCCTTTCCTATGTATGACTCAGCCTCAGACTCACTTTCTAAGCGCTTCTCTACGACCCTGTATCCGGTAATGTCATACGCATAAAGATATTTTTGATTTTTTCCCTCTACGTCAAGAAGCTGAACCCTACTTATCTTCTTGCTTAAATCATACCGATCTGCCTGTTGCTCTCCGGTCGTCCAAGCAATCTTGTCATAGCCGCCTTCGACCGCCATGCGTATGATCTTTTTGAGTGCGAACTCGTGCCATGTCTTGCGGAATGGGGCGTCTGGGACGGCATTGATGTTTGTTCCAACGGTAGGCAGTCCAGCCCGGGCAGCCGATTTGTCTCCTGGAACAGACGGGGTGTCTTGCGGAGTTTTATATCCCTTCTCCCTCCCCATCTGATGCCAATCGCTTTGAATTTCTTCTACGAAAAGAACCTTGTTTCCTTCTGCGTCTGTGCGGTCATCGAGTCTGACGTGGGCTAGGATGTTTGGTTCGTCGAAGTGGGAAGATTTGAATGGTATTTTCTGAACCTGTTGTTCTTGTAAGGTTACTATTTTCGACTGCTGTTCATCTGTTAAATCATAAAAGGAATCTTTACCGAATAAACGCCAAGCCTGATCAGATGGCGTTTCATTACTTACCGATGTCTGCGGCAGCGTGAACAACACCTCTCGGTAGTTCTCTCCACCCGGGAGTGTATATTGTGAATATTTAGTTTCAGAACCAAACATCTCCTGCATAACTTCTTGCTGTCTAGGAGTCGTTTCGGCAAACGGTTTTCCATATTCTCTTATCGAATACTCGTCGAGACTTAATGTCACATCTCCTGATTCAGTGGGATATAGGATGGATGTTTTCATTCCATGCGTGACATCCTTAACTTCAATCTGATTTTCAACAAGGAACGTCTGAAGTTCGTCCTTGGATACCTTGGTTTTACCAGCCAAGAACTCATCAATCCCGGACCACTTGCGCTCTTCGGGCTTGATCTCTTTCAGCATCCCGTTGATCTGTTCGACCGTGGCGCTACCGCCCATCTTCTCTTCAACCACCTTCTGAATCTTATGATAAAACGCAGGTGCCTGTTTCATCGCAGCCTGTTCATACGTCTTCACTTCGGGCTTTCCAACTACCCCACTCAAGACCTCGGCCTGAACCTCCGGCGCAGTTATTCGCATCCCGTATTTCTCATAAAGAGATTCTGGAGTATACCCTAAGCTCTTTGTTCTTGTCGCCAACGACTTGAAGATTGACTCATGAAGCGCGGCCTGGTGCTCGACCTCACTCGGCTGAAACTTTTCTGTGGCTTTCAATTGCTCCGCAATCTTTTCCTTTACCCTCTTCGCAGACTCCTCAACCGTTACAACTTCTTTTGGAGTTGCGGCCTCGTTTGCAACCTCTTCCATCGTTGAAGGAAGAGACTTCATGGCTTCCTGAGCCTCAACCATCGTCATTCCATCTGGTCTGGTTTTAGCTATCGCAAGAAGTTCATTGAACTCTTCTTTCCCTGCAACACTTGCCATGTAATCGCCAAGCGGTATTTCTAGCTGCGTGCCAGTTGCGACAGACTCAGAATATCTTTTACCAGAGTCACCCATGATGCTGTCGGCTGCTTTTACTGGAGATCGTCCTTTTTTATTCCAGAAGTTATTCCAATCATCCACCTGAAAGTAGACGTGTGATGGAACATTCTCCTCACCAATTGTTTCGATAAACTCTTTAATCTTCTCAGGGACTCTTTGCGCCGTTTTAGATTCCTTAACCGCTTCACCTATTTCAAAAATAGCTTGAACATCATGTTGTGATTTGATTGCGTTATGAACATCTGCACGAATCTCTTTAGCGGCCTCGACCGGTTTAGGATTATACATCGCCCTACGGCTTGCGCCAACTACGGCCTCACCATAAGAGTGTCCTAATGAAGTAATACCTTCTTCAATTGCCGACGCGAAGTCAGCCTTTTCTGGACCAATTGCAGCAGCCTGTCCAGCGAATTCTCCACCTGATTCACTTGCTGCCTGAACGAGCGCCTCTTTCCCGATTGCCTTAACTCCTGCCTTTATTCCTTCGCCCTTGGCTTGTCTTAGAAACTTACCAGCGTAAACATTGGATAAGGAATCAACTGCCGCTGTGGTTAATCCTTTTCTCTCCGCTTCTCCCCTTACTTCGGCCATTAGCTTATGGTCTGTATATGCACGATAAAGGTCGTTTTCGTTCGTTATGTCATAGCCACGCTTTTGTAGAGACTCGTTTATCCATGCCCCTATTTCAACAGGAACAGCTCCAAGGAACGATCCAGACACAGAACCAATGGTTCCACCTATCCCGGCACCAATGGCTGCTCCAGGTACAGATCCAGTCACTCCACCAACGACTGCTCCGGTCTTAGCTCCTGCCAATCCACCAGCAGCGCCAAGAGCCAAGGAAGGAAGCATGTTTGCCGCATTCTCAGCAGAAGAGTAAGCCAAGCCACGTGGCCTTATCGCAGCCTTTCCAACCATGTCCATAACTTGACTAACCGTTTCAATCTGACCAGCTTTGAAGTCAATGAGGGCTTTTAAAATCTCACCATCCTGAAACTCTTTGAAGGATCTCTTGAATGTCTCCCACCCCTTATTAACGTCACCGCCCTCTTTCTGCATCGTCGCGCTGAACTCTTTGGCATAGTCTGGTTTAACTTCAGCCATGGCCTGAGCTTTTCTATTTGCTTCGGCAGCCGCCCTTGCTGCATCCATCGGGTCGCTCAATCCATACGCAGCCCCCAAGTGCCAGGAAGATGCCTCAAGGTTTGTCAACCCAGTAGCACCAGCAAACATCATCTCTCCAGTGAATTGATTGATGTGCTTACTTAGCCATGCATCCTTTTCCTTGTTTGGCGTTATCTTCCCAACGCCATGCTCAATCGAACTAAGTTGCGCAAGATCATCCTTTGAGAGTTTGGAGTTATCCACGTTCTCAAGGTATCTTGCAAGAGCGGGGTTGTTTGCAATCATGTTGTCATAGTCTTGATTCTCTATGAGATTGCTTTTATTTACCTCTTCATAGTTTCTTTCAACAAAGTCTGAAGGGAGATTGGTTTGCTTTGAAAGCTTTATGTACTCTGCCTGTCTCTCTGGATCAGTTGGAGCAGCAGCAAAGAACGACTGCTTTACGGCTTGCTTTTTCCTGTTCTCTTCGTTGTCGAGAATCCCGACATACTCATTGGCTTGGGTGTCTTCAGTCCCAACTCCTTTATCAAGAATGTCGTCATACTCATTCACAGGAGTCATTATTGCATTCCCTTTAGCTTCTGCGTGTATAACATCAAAACCTTTTCATCTGTTGGCTCAACTCCCCTTCTCTTAAGAGCCTCTTCAATCTTTCTTCTTTCTGTTGATGGAACATTTTTAGTCTCAACCTCAAACGGTTCAGATGGTTTCTTTTCAAAAAGCGGCTTTCTTGTGTTCCAGATGTAGCCCTTTTGAGTTATTCCCTTTACCATTAGGTTCTCAGAAATTCTCTGAATGTCTTCGTTTGTCGCCTTCTTTCCTGTTTGTTCTTGAAGCGATCTCTGCTGTCTGGCAACCTCATTCTTAAAATTAAAAACTCGCTTTGCTGTTTCTGAATTAGTGTCTTTTGGGGTTGGATCAATACCGCCTTGCCTAAGCACGCCGTTGATAATATCGTTAGCGGTCCTGAAGTCATCATTAACCTTCTCGTGATCTCCCTTGCCTTCTCTCATATTTGTTTGCAACTCTATGAGTTTTGCAAGTTCATTCTTTGGAACCTTATCGCTATAGGAGGTTAGATTTAATCTCATGAATTTATCTTTTGTTGCTGGATATGACGCTAGTGTTCTAAGGTCATAATACACCTGACCGTTCTCGGCTATGTATCCACCTTCCGCAACAAAAATCCGGTGCTTTTTAACTTGATCTCTATCTTCTGGAGTAAGAGCATTAAGAACTGTCGGGCTTGGCATCTGCCCAGTCTTGTCAACGTAATCTAACGCCCTCCTTGATTTTACTTCACTGTCTAATTTTAATGCCTTCTCTCTCTCGGAAAATCTTGCTTCGGTTTCGCGTACAGATTCTTTTAAAAGCTTTGGATTGTCCTTGTTCTCTTCTCTTACAATATTAAGCGCTGATGTTAGATTCCATCCAGATTTTATAAGAGCATTATTCGCACTCTCCTGACTTGCACCCAATAGAGTCGCCTCTTCAACAAGATCATTCATCTTAATCTGATACTTCTCTGGGACAGTGCTAGACGTTTCTTTGTAATAAGCATTGGCAAGCTTGTATTGTTTAGGATCTAAAAGCATCTTATTCAACACAGCAAGGTGAGTTTTTCCACGCATCTCTGCCTTAAGATTATCCCTTTCTGCTTTCGGAGAACCACTCATGAAATAATCAATAGCCTCTTCCTGTTTGTCTAACTCCCCACCAACCTTCCCTGGGAATGAATGGTTTAACGCAGCATCTTCAACTGACGCATCCATGGAAGAAGCAAAGTTTTCTTTGTTGTATTTCTCATTCTCAACGAAGGTGTGCCGCTGTAGGGCCGTATTTAGTTCAATCTCGTTGTTTAATCTTACCTTCTTGAACTTATCCTTTTGCCTTTCGTTAAGACCTTCCTCGATTGAGTCCAAAGTCTCAGAGTATTGCTTCCCATGCTCATCTATGACTCCAACTGCATCTCTTCCCTTTTTGTTTATTGCGCCAGTGGTGGGGTTGTAAAGTGACTTATTTCTTTCCTCAACCGCTTTCCTCTGCGCATCAAGCAGTATGCTATCATCTGCCTTTTCAACCTCTTCTTCAAATGTCTTTCTCTGTTTTTCAAACGCTCCCGTGGTCTGTTCATTGACTCTTCTAGCTTCGTCCCCTCCACCGAATGTTGAAAGAGGAAGATCGGTTTGAACCTTTTCAAAAACATTAGGTAATTCTGTTGGCCTTACTCTCTGCTCATATCTTGGTACGATTGGTGGCATTGTTATCCCCTATTTCCAATAATTCCTTGCAGCTTCTCGGCCTTCTTCTTTATTCGCCTCACTGACAGAACCATTATAACTAGAATATGCACTTCCTGCGCTGCTTGCTGCCCTCTGCCCTCCGGCGAGAAGAGTCTGCATCGCCCTGCTTTCCGAAGATATCCCTGCGTATCTTCCTAAAAATCCCTGCTTAAGAGCACCCATCTTGTATCCCAACGCAGACCTTAGTGCATTGTTTCTAATCGTTATCTCATCCATTGCTCCAAGCATCGCAGTTTCAGCCTGAATATCAAGAGCACTTCCAGATTCAATCTCGATACCCTGTGCAGCAAGTGCAACTCGCTGAGATCCGATCATTTGTTTGACCTGTCTCTTGTGTCTTGTGACCTCTTCCTCACCCATCTTAATCGCCTCTTCGGCCTTGTATTCACCGATCTTGCGATTAAACTCATACTGAGATTGTTGAAACTCACCCTGCATCTTTATGGCTTCAGACTCACTCCATGCTCCAAGCATGGATGATACAGCTTTTCCTCCAGAAGATGCTGCCATTCCTGATTCAGCTCCCATAATTAACCCCTCCCAACTGGGGCAAGTCCTGACGGAGCTACTGATAATATTGTCAGCGGCACAGGGTCAACTTGCCTGATAAAAATTCTTCCATTTGAATTCCACTCGGATCTGATAATTACATCAACAACATCGGTAGTCAAAGCAACTGGCTCATCATAGGTTTCTTCATCCCTAATCTTTAACTCAATCAAGCCATCGAGATTATCTGTGTCGTCATCGGTAGGTGGCTTAGATCCAACAAACATACCTCTTGACTTCTCAACGAAAGCCGAAACCTTATTCACAAATTTCTTTTTATCCGCGATAGACTCAACGGACGTGAAATCAATGTCTAGCGTCTCAATGTCGAATGTTATGGGCAAACCAACGTGAATGACAGAATAGGGCTTGTCCAGTGTGATAGACCCATTTGTAACAGTCAAAACGTCATAGGATGCATTGTTTGGATTTGCCACGACAAAACCATCAGCGAATACGCTTACGTCTTCACCCTCTAGGTGCCACAACCCTCCAACCTGATCTACAGCAATTGCCCACGTCGATATAACTGTCCCTCTCATGCTGGCCGGAACCGTCCTATTTGGCCTACCAGTTACAACGCTTGAATTAGAATATGCATCGATAGTAAATCTAATTATCTCCCCGTCGCTTCCAGTAAGATGAACCTGATTTCCAACGTCTGTCGATGCAAACGCAGTGGACACAGATGTTAGGGTAAGAGTGTCAGTGTAAGTCCATCCACTTCCAGTTAACGTCATCGTGTTAACGCCCGTGTGTCTTCCATCATACGATAGCGAACAATCGAGGCCAATGTAATCAACTATGTCATCGACCTGTCTCGTTGACATCCTTTCAATGTATCTCTTCGTTGATCCGTCTATGGTTCTATTTATTACGAGATAAAGGAAATCCTCGTCTCCCTCTGGTACGACGCAAACATTTTCAACTGTTCCATCGAAGTCGTGACGATGCCATCCCAATATCTGATGTTCTCTGATGTAGGTTAACCCAAGCAGGGTGCCGTCACTTCTAACAGCCCAAATGATCGAATGAGGAATCTGCTGATATGCCCAATCGATAAGAGTATATCCATCAAAAAGATGTGCAGCGAATATGGTTAGGTCATTGCCTCTATATCCATCCACCTGATAATCAAACCCAAGATCCCTAACAATAGACCCACGAGCCTGAACGTGTATGGCCGTTGATCCAACGATGATTGGTTTCAGTGTAGTGCTTCCGTTGTATGAGTGTTGTTTTGGGTTAATGTTTCCTGGTGTAATGTTTCCGGCCTGGTCACCCTCGATTGCGTGTTCTCCTCCAGAAGTGAAAACCACGAGCTTCCCAAGATCAAGCATGTGCAAAACCTCATTCACCTGTCTTCCAGCTAGTGTAAAAGTTACAGCATCATCGTCCTGAATCGGGCTTGATGTGTTAAAGTTAGAGAAGTTTCCAGTCTTTGATCCCCATATTTTCTCAGGCTCATCGTCTGTGTTTGCTATAAACAATCTCTGTTGTGCGTATGTGACGGCTGAAGGATAAGCTCCAGACTCTCCAAACAACTCTCTTTCGAGTGGGGGTGTTTCAGTACCGTCTGGTGTTATGACACCATCGTCTGAAAAGCTTGTGCTTCCGGCTACACCGATGAAACCATAAACACCATTATTCGCACGATAAACATTATACTCTTGTGCTCCGGTTACTGCCGTCCAAGAAAGAGTATGTGGATTTGATGTTGTTGGTGCAGCAGCACTGTTAATCTTGATGTAAGTGCAGGCGACAGTTCCACCTGATGTATATGTAGTGTACCCAGTGGAGTCTATCCCGGAAAGTTCAAACGTGTTCGCTCCAGCGTTTAAGTTGGCAACTGTGAATTTCAGGCCGTTTACTTCAACCATTCCACCGACTGACGCAATGTAAATTTCATCTCCGTTTTCGAAGTTGTCAGCACCAGAATAAGTTACAACAGCCGGGTTTGCTTTTGTAATCCCAGTAATTGCCTGAGATGCACCGAAGCCGGAATAGGATTCCTCATATGTTTCTTCTGCAACTGTAGTAACGCGATACCTGTAGTTAATCGCTCCACCTGCTCCAGCAGTTCCAGTCCCGCCCGTTGGCCTTCCGATTTCAGGGTCAAATTCTATAAGTGAAAGAGTCCATGACGTGTGACCCGTTCTTGACAACTTCCTTGGAGCATAATTTGGATGAACAATCGTGATAACATCTGCTGATTGAACGTATTGAAGCGTCGAAATATCTGCCTCAACGTATGGTGTGGCTATCGTGTAAACTTCCGCAATCGATCCGCCGGAAGTGTAAGATCCCATCGACGTTGTGTTAACGTATGTTCCGTTTAGATACTTTAACTTCATCGTGTTGTTTCCTGCGTCGATATCAGACACGAGAAAGTTTCTTCCGTTTAAGTAGCTCCCTATCGCACCGACGATTCCAGAGATATAAATTTCATCCCCATTGCTGTAATTGTCTGCACCGCTATAAGTAAGAACGCCTTGTGACGCATTCGTGATTGAAGTAATATCCTGTGCGGTAAGGGTTAACTGTGCTCCGTTCCTTATCACGCGCATGTAAAGATCCCCAAACTCTAGGATATAGGTTTGGGATGCGTTGAAAATAAATTCAATGAGCCTAACCGTTTTGCTTGAATCCTTTACCTCACCAACGAATGTCGTTCCAGGACGAGATGCGACACCGCCATGACGCATGACAAGACCGTTTCTGCAAGTCCTAAGACCAGTTTCATACTTGACGAGATCCGCCCTGGCGTATAGCGAAGGGGCAATCTCTCCAGAAGAAAATGATCTTTTAATGAACGTGCTCAATCTCTGGCCCTCGTAAATTCACTCTCGGGTTGTAGACCCAAAAACTCCTCGTTAGCACTTGCAGCCTGCGCCCTCGTTAACTCAAGCTGATACATAAGCGCAGCCTTATCGCCAACCTTGAATGGATCTCCTCCAGTAATTCGAGCAGCAACTTGCATTGCAATGCGATATGATAACGCGAGCACGAAATCATCTGGGTAAAGATTGGGGTCATCGATAAGAACTGTGTACTCGATCTCTGCGTCCTCCAGATCGGTGTATATAAGCCTTCCAGAGGCGTCTGAGCCAACCTTATATGGTATCCTAGACTGTTGGGTATCAATCCTCTGATTGCTTAATAGGCGGCGAATTACGAGGCAATCTGATGGGTATCTGTAAGAGAATGCCCACTCACTAGTCGGGTCTTCTTCCACAAGACCTACTGCAATAAACCGTGTCGCAAACGGCCAAGGAAAATCCCTTAGCGTTGTGTCTCTGCAGATATCAAAGAACCTTTTACACGCATAGGCCTCCTGTGACTTCTCGGTGTCCACATTGGCAATCTCTTTCGATATCCCCAAGTGCGATATTGCCAGGTTACAGATCTCAGTTTTTGACGCCATTTGCTATACCGAGTTCCTTTCTTAGAACTTCGACCGCTTGCATTAATGCTAGGTGCTGATCCCTATCAAGTTTCATTGATCTTACCACCTGATCCAACATAGCCAACGCCTGCTCCTTGCTCATTGTGATCCTCCAATTGTAACATGCTTCATATCTGTTTTTTTAATAGATTTTAAAGATTGTTTTCTTTTCTCTGATGCAACCGCGTCGCAGAAAATACGACAAATTGTATTTTTAGCGAACTGTTCATATCCTATTGGATTTGGCTTTTTTTCGTTCTTCTTTATGTCTACCGTGAGAAACTCTTTCCATCCCATCTTCTCTGCGAAACACCTCATGTGATCATTATAACAATCGTCTGGTATTTCTATTATTACCCGTGCCATAATTAATAGATCTCCTTCCAACAAAGAGATGCGTTCATTGTTGCAGTACCAGTAAATGATGTTGCCACAACAGATAGTGCTATTGGGTTTGCGCCAGCGTTATCAAGTGTAAGATTAAGATAGGACTCAACAAAGTCTTTTGTTTCACCGCGCTCCGCTCCTGTCCCCGCTATGACATATCCAGAGTGAACAACATATCCATTTGTAAAAGCCCCCGCGTTGGCATCACCATGAACACAGTACTCAACCGTGCTATTGTTTCCAACCGAGGTCCAGGTGAGAGCACCACCACCCGTTGTAAATGTTGGATTGTAGACAAGCTCGAACAAGGCATCGTTTGTTTTTGTTATCGCGCTATATTCTAGCGGGATAATTGGGGTTCTTACAGGAATAGAGTTAAGTGTTGCTTTTGGCCTGATAGAAACAAGCGCCCTTCTTGTTGTAACTCCAATAGAAGTGATCCCATTGTTGGTGGTTCCCTCATATCCTCTGGACGTTTCAAATCCACCCTCTGAAATTACAGAGCAACAAATACACTTCATCGTTGTTGCTCCTGAAGCCGCTCCGGTATTCTCTATCTCATACCTCAACGGGAGATGTGGGCTTGTCATGTAGACGTTTGGGATCACATTTGCAGCCAAGAACTCATGGACGTAAAAAATATGTCCTTCGATCGACAGACCAACGACAACCCTTCCAGCGCCCAACCACTGGAAAGATATAACAAAAATTTGGACATTAGCAGTGTTTAGATTTATTCCACTTGGGTTACTCGTTCCACCAGTACCATCCATCGTGTCGATATTCCAATCTGCTTGATTTGCATAAACGGAATCACTCGGGGTTCCCGTAACATTCGACCTTCTAACAATCCTTAAGTATGTTTCTGTCTGCTCGAAGAAGATACCGTTCTTGTCGTCAAAATATCCAATCCTCTGTCTTACTCCTGCCTTCTTTGCACCAAGAACGGCTGTCATAAAAACAAGCTGAGACTTACCGGGCTGATACGGCATGAACTGTCTTGTTTGCCTATAGATCTTACTTCCAGAGGTTCCATCGCCGGTGGTTAACTCAACCGAAGACTCATTTGGAAGATGTGTTGACTGACCTCCCCCCGTTATTCCAAAGTCCTCGAAAACAAGAGGAAGTTTGTCATAATGTGCGGCCGCATCGAACATCGTGAATGGGTTTGAAATTCTAAGCCTTCCGAAAGAATCAATCTGAGAAGATTCGTTGTCATATTCTGTATAAACATATCCGATGTGATTCGATCCTGGTCCAATTCCATTTCTTATGAATGACTGGCTCATGTTCTCTCCCTCCCAAACACATTAAAAGATAGTGTTGCAAGAGTTGCATAAACATGAATTTCGTCTGTAGCTGCGAGAGTTATTCCAAGAGTCGCTGCCATAGTATCGTTCCCCTGTATAGGAGTATCGTAATACAGATATGTTTTGTTATTGTCTCCTGCTCCGGACACCTGAACTGCGACTCTAAAAGATGTTGCAACATTAGATCTATTACAAACAACAATCGTGCTTACAGTTGTCTCAGTGCTCGCAGGTACAGCATACGCCTCTGTAAGTGTTGCTGCGTTTGGATTCGACTGTGCTAAAACTTTATACGTCAACATCTCTAATCACCCGCCCATCAAAAATAATTCATCTGCCAAGTTGTCGTCCCACGAAACTGTCCCAGTCCCATCGGTTACAAGTATCTCATAGTCAGATCCATCAACAATTGGCATCGTGTACTCGTTCAATACTCCGATCCCGGTTCCATAAACGTATCCAGATGCATTAACAATTGCAAGTACACCGCTTTGATCGTCCCACCACTGACTCAAATCTTCTGTCTGAGATGCATATCCTTGAACGATCTGCCCTATCGTTGTATCAGAATAGCACTGAACATGAACCCTAGCAGAAGGAGGTGTTGCAATATCTCCAAACATGGTTGCTGATTCAAATTGATTTGTTTGACCCAAGTAACCTTCTTGATAATGAGGATGCATTTCAGTTCCTCCAACAAGAGGTGCAAGTCTAAATCCTGTTATTCTGTCAATTACGACGTTTCCAGAAATAACGTTTGACTCTGCATAGAAAAAAGACTGATCTGTTATTGTAATCAATGAACCAGTAAGGTCTGCTTGGTATGTTGACGCCTCTTTATGGTATGAATAAATTGCAGAAACAACAACCTGTGCATCATCTGCCGATGTTATTATGTTTTCAAATGATGAAACAGGTTCAATTGATGATATGTTAGATACTCCAACAGAAGCAACTTGAAATGTTGGCCCAAAACCATATCCAACAACACCACCGATAGAGTGTGGAGTTTCTCCATTTGGAAAAACATATGTTGAGAAAAAATAAAAAATTGTCCCGGCAATTGCACCAGAGTCTGCAAAAATTTCTATCGTTGGAGCGGCGACATACACACCATATTGCCAGCCGTAGTAAACAATTTCGTCGAGAGGGTCGTCTGGGTTTTGAGACATGAATCGAACAATATTCCCAAATCCATTTATGAAAGCAATGTCTGCGTCACTTCCTTTGTGATTTCTTTGTTCTGTCTTTAGTACAATGGTTTTAGACTTTGTGTTAAATGCGTTTCTAAACCCAAAAGCATCGTAGTCTAGTTCGGTTTCTGGCTGTAAAGAAAATTCGTTCGCATAAAAAACAGAGTTTGCTGATTTACCTATTGCCGGTGGATTTAAAATCAGCGCCCCCATTTAGGCCACCCTCTCACTTACTGAAACATTCTCTGAAACAACTGCATTTGTACAAATTGCGTATATGTCTCCCGTGTAAAGTCCAAAACCCGAGTCAGAGTAAATCGCCTTCGGTGCCAATAGTATTCCCATCGTTGTACCACTCGTTGTTACAGACGAGTCATGTCCAAGGAAGATGTTGTAAATCCCATTGTTCGAGATCAAGATTGACTTTCTGTTTGCATTGGATGCTGCAAGCAATACCGCAGGAGTGTCTGAAACGATAACGCTTGCTGGAGTCCCTTGTGTTGTAAGGTCGTTGCTTGTCGCGTCTACGATTAAAGCTGTAGAATCCCCTATCTCCGCTGGTACATTTGCCTTCTCTGAATCAATTACTTTGCTCATGGGTTATTCCCCATCCACACGCTAACGCTTGCCCCGGTTCCAGAGATCGCAGTTACATTGGCCCTAATATGTTTCCACGCTGCGTCTGATGTAAATCCGTCTGTAGAGTTAGACGTGGCCAACGAAAGAGTAAACGTGCCTAAGGTAATCCAGTCTTGCCCATTATTGCTCGCTTCAATGGAGCACGTTGCCGATCCAGTTCCATCAGAAACAGCACCCACGACTTGAAATGTCCTATTAGTACACCATGGTATCTTAGATGATCCTGCACCCGT